ACCATGTCCGAGAGCCAGGAACTGGTGACGCTCACCACCTTCGCCCGGCGCATCCGTGTCACCCGGCCGATGCTGGTCAACGACGATCTCGGCGCCTTCACCGACTTCGCCGCCATGATCGGCCGCAGGGTGGCCGACTTCGAGAACGTCACCGCCTATGGCCTGCTCAACACGGCCAACGGCGATGGCCCGACGCTGACCACCGGTGCCACGGCTGTGTTCGCCACCGGCGCCGCACGGGCGAACAAGGCAGCTTCGGGGACGGCGCTGGACCTGACCAACCTGGCCGCCGGCCGGGCGGCGGTGATGAAGCAGAAGACACTGGACGGCCTGCCGATCTCGGTTGGCTCCAGCATGCAGCTGGTGGTGGGGCCAAACCAGGAACTGGCGGCGCGTCAGCTGACCGTGTCGGTGCAGGCGGCGCAGACCAGCAACGCCAACATTTACGCCGGCTTCATCCAGCCGCTGGTCGAGCCGCTGATCCCGGCCAACCGCTGGTATCTGTTCTCCGATGCGGTGTCGGCCCCGGTCTACGTCTACGGCTACCTCAACGGCGCCGAGGGGCCGCAGGTCACCACAGGCCCGGTCTCGGGTGTCGACGGCGTCGAGGTGTCGGTCATCTTCGACTTCGGGGTCGGCGCTATCGACTGGCGCGGCGCCTGGTTCAACCCAGGAACCTGATCGGAGCTGCAGTCCGGGGTCGTTTGCCGCGAGGTCGCATGGGCGCTACCTCGCGGCTTGGGGATATGGTTCACCGTCCGTAGAGGTCCTCGCGCTTCCAGGGACCGATATCCATGGCGCGCTGCTTGGGCAACCGATGGAGAAGTTTCGCGCGAGCCCGGGTCGCAATGCGACTCTTGACGCCCTCCACCGGCTCAAGGCCGGCCACAGGACGTCCATTCTGGATCAAGATGTAGCGCCGGCCACGCCGCAATTGCCGGATGATGGCGCAGACTCTCCATCGGAGCGTGGTGACCGTGATGGGGGTCGGGCTTCTCATGCGAACCCCAGGAACACGGCAAGGCTGCGGTTCAGCGCGACCAGCTCATCGTCAGCAAGGCGACCAAGATGTTGCCCGATGCGCTCGCGGCGCACACTGACGAGCTTCTCGACCGCGATCCTGCTGGGTCGTTGCAACCCACTTGCTTCGCCCGCCATCACCGGGATGCGCAGCAGCGGCGCTCCTGTCTCCTGCGTAGTCAAGAGGCACACCACAATGGAGCCGGTTTCCGCGAACACGTCGGACTGGACGACCACGGCCGGACGAGGCTTGCCGCTGTAATCGCCGCCATCGCGGTCGGCAATGACGACGATATCACCGCGGCGCATCGGGGGTCCGCTGATCGTCCCCATCATCATCCTCATCGAGAACCGACACACGCTCGATGAAGTCCATCACTTCGTCAAAGTCTGACTCAGCAGCCACCAGCCGGGACTGGCGCCGAGCCTCCTCCTCAAACCCCGGTGCCCGCGTGTCAGGCACCCAGATCTGAATCGGTCGCAGCCCGCGCCGGCGTAGCTCGGCCCGGTGCGCTGCAACACGGCTTCGAACGTCTGATCGTGCCATTGGCCACCCCCAGCTCGAGTTACATGTAACAATCTGCCCTGCCAACCGCAAGGGCGCAACCTCTCCCAAGGACAAACCCCATGAAGAATTTCGTCCAGCCGGGCCTCTCGGTCCTTCTGCCAATGCCCTACGACCGCACCTCCGGCCAGGGCGTGCTGGTCGGCGCCCTGTTCGGTGTCGTCGCCGTCGATGCGCTCTCCAGCGCCTCCGCCGAGGTAGCCGTGAACGGCGTATTCGACATCACCAAGGAAGCGCCGCTGGTGATCGCCGTTGGTGCCCGGGTCTTCTGGGACAATACCAACAGGCGGGTCACCACCACGGCGACTGCCAACACCGCCATCGGACATGCCGTCGCGGCCGCGGCCTCCGCCGACACCACGGTGCGGGTGCGCCTATCCGGCTCCACCCCGGCGGGCACCTGACGCCGCCCTCTCCCTCAGGAGACACATCATGGCCTATCTGATCGCCCGCTTCCGCGAGGCCAGCACTTATGGTGCGCTCACGGGCATTCTCACTGCCCTCGGCCTGCACCTCGATCCCGGCCTCACGCAGAACATCACCCTGGTCGGCACCGGCATCGCAGGCCTACTCGGCATCCTGCTCCGCGACCGGGGGGCCAGCGCATGATGACGTCGCGGGACAAGGCACGCCTCGCGGGCGTGCATCCCGATCTGGTGGCGGTGGTCGAGGCAGCCCGCCAGCAGGTTCCGTTCATCGTGGTGGAGGGCGTGCGCACCCGTGAGCGCCAGGCCCAGCTGATAAAGTCCGGTGCCAGCCGCACCATGGATAGCCGGCACCTGACCGGCCACGCCGTCGATCTCGCGCCGACAGTGGACGGCGAGGTCCGTTGGGATTGGCCCCTGTTCTACCCGATGGCCAAGGCGATGAAGGATGCTGCCCAAGCCCGCGGAGTTGCCCTGGTCTGGGGTGGTGACTGGCCGCGCTTCCGCGATGGCCCGCACTTCGAGCTCAACCGCGACGCCTATCCGGCGGGGACCGGCTGATGTCGGCCTTCGCCGCAGCACTGGCCGCCGTGCATGCCGACACGAACATCGGCACCCCAGCTGATTTCCGCCGGCCGCCCGGTTCCTGGGCTCCGGCCCGTGTCGTGCTGTCTCAACCGGCCGACGCCATGGGCGGGCTGGGCGGCCTGGGCACCCGGGCAGGCAGCCTGGCCGCCACCATCGTCGCCGGCGATATCACGCCACTGGAGCCGCAGCGCGGCGACGAGGTGCTGCTCAATGGCACCGTGCACCGCGTTGACGATGCCGAGCGTGATCCGCTCGGCCTGTCCTGGCGCCTCATCCTGGCGGAGGCCTGACCATGCCGACACCGATCCGCGAGGCGGCACTGGCCGCGATCGCCGGCCGCCTCACCTCCGAACTGCCTGGCGTCGTGCTGGAACGTGCGCGCCGTGCCCCAGTGGACACCGACAAGGAGCCTTTGCCCCGCCTGGTGCTGACCGGCACCGACTGGGAAGCGGACGAAACGGCGGAGCCCGGTAGCACCCACTACACGATGGGCTTCGTGGTCGCCGGCTATGTCCGGGACACCACTGACCTGGGTGTCGAGCAGGGGCTTTCGGATCTGCACGCCCTGGTGGTGGCTGCCCTCGCCGGTTGGACGCCCACCGTCGACGGGCTCGGCGAGGCCACCGAACAGGGCGCCGAGTTCCGGCTCTACGACACCGACGAGAGCGCCAAGCCGGCCGGTGAACTCCTGGCCCGCTTCTCGATGCTGGCTATCGCGCCGCTGGGTGCGCCCTACCTGCCCTGACCTGCGGCTCCCCGCACAATCTGAAAGGCCCCGCCCATGAGCATGAACCTCGTGCGCATGAAGTTCGCCGCCGTCGCGGCCAAGATCGAGACGGTGCCCGGCACCGACGCCATCGGCGGCACGCCCGCGGCCGCGGACTGGATCGCCTCGGAGATGGAGGTCCAGTTCGACCCTACCATCATTGAGCTGCCCGAGCTGACTGGCTCGCTCGACAAGGCATCTTCGGTCGTCGGCGGACTCAAGCCGCGGCTGCGTCTGCGCATGCCGCTGCGCGGCTCAGGCACCGCTGGCACGGCGCCGGATTTCGGCAAGCTCATGCGCTGCAGCACCTTCGCCGAACTGGTCACCGCTGCCGCCATCGGCGCCCCGACCGCCGCCACCGCCGGCACCACCACCACGGTCACTGCCGCCACGCCATTCGGCACCACCGCCCAGCAGTATCGTGGCATGCCGCTCATCGTCACCGGCATTGCCGCCGGCACCACGGGGATCGTCGACTATACGGCGGCGCGGGTCATCACCACGGGAGATACGGCTGGGACGGCCTACACGATCGGCAGCCTGCTGCAGATCCCGATCAACGTGCTCTACAGCCCAACCTCGGACGAGAGCGTCTACAAGACGGCGACGATCTACTTCTACGCCGACGGCCTGCTCTGGACCTTCACCGGAGCGCTGGGCACCCCATCGCTCGAACTCACCACCGGCGGCATCGGCTTCGTCAGCTTCGAGATGCGCGCCCAGTTCGCCAGCAAATCCGCCACCGCCGTGCCAGCCGGTGCAGCCGCGGTGCTACGCCCGACACCGCCGCGCTTCGTCGGCGGCAAGTGCCAGCTCAACAAGGCGCTGGCCCAGGTCCGCACGCTGACTATCAACGCCGGGGTCAACGTCATCCTGCCGGACGACCCGGAGAGTGCCGAGGGCTATGGCGCTGCCCTGCCGATCGAGCGCGACGTCGCCGGCAACCTCGACCCCTACATGAACACCACCAATTCGGTGGCGCTGTTCAACGCCTTCCGAACGGGCACACCGATGTCGCTGATGGCGATCATCGGCAGCACGCCCGGCAACCGCTTCGTGGCGATCGTACCGAACGCCAAGGCAATCGCCATGGATCCAGGTGCCCGCGACGGCCTCGGCCAACACGGCATCAGCTTCCAGGGCGATGGCGCTGACAGCGCCTTCTACCTCGCCCAGTTCTGACACTTCCCACCAGGAGCCTCATCATGGATGGCATGACCGCCCCGCCGGTGTTCTCGGCGCACGACCTCGTGGCCTTCACCCCGCCGGGAAGCCCCCGGACCTACCGCCTGGCGCCACTAACCTATCGCGAGCGCATTGCCTTCCGAACGGCCCTCGCGCGCGAGGCTGGCATGCGCCCCTCGCCGCAGGATGTCAGCAACGGCCTGCGCACCGCGTTGCGCGAGATCGCCCCCACCAACCTGGACGAGGCCCTGGCCGTGGTCGACGACGCCGATGCCGTGCGCGAGGCAGTGGAT